ACTGACGCCAATGGGAACCCCATGCCTGGCGGTCCTGTGGCGTACACAAAGCCCCCTTCGATACCTCCTTCGATGGCGGCGCTCCTTCAGTTGACTGAAGTCGACATGCAAGAGATCTTGGGCTCCCCGGCGCAGGGCGACAAGATGGTGAGTCACCTCTCCGGCAAGACTGTAGAGCTGATCCAACAGCGCCTCGACATGCAGACTTTCATCTACATGTCCAACATGGCAAAGGCCATTAAACGGTGTGGCGAAATCTGGCTTTCAATCGCAAAAGACATCTTCGTCGAAGAAGGCCGCAAGATGAAGAGCATCCACGAGAGTGGCAAGATGGAGCCCGTGGAGCTGCTCAAGCCGGTGGTCAACGATGAAGGCGAGATCGAGTATGAGAATGATCTCTCTGACGCTGATTACGACATCGTCGTGACTGTTGGACCCAGTTCGAGTACCAAGCGGCAAGCTACTGTCCGGGCTCTGACCGACATGATGACACTCACTCAAGACCCTGAGATGACTCAGGTGCTCTCTGCGATGGCGATGCTCAACATGGAAGGCGAAGGGATCAGTGATGTTCGCGACTACTTCCGTAGGAAACTGCTTGGTATGGGTGTACTTAAGCCCACAGAAGCAGAGGCGCAAGAAATGGCTGCGGCGGCTCAGAATGCTCAGCCTGACCCACAGGCGCAGTACTTGCAGGCGGCGAGTGAAGAGGCCATTGCACGGGCTTCTAAAGCGCAGGCAGACAGCATTCTCGCTGTTGCCAAGGCGGAGGAAGCGAGGGCAAAGACGACTGAGACGCTATCGAAGGTCAGTACGACCGATCAGGAGCGGATCTTTGCTTTGGCTGACCGGCTGACACAGCCGAATCCGCAGATGCAATAATATTTATTGCATTTTGGATGGTTTTGAACATATGAATAGTACCCAACAGGCAGAAGATAAAGAAACGGCAGAAGAACTCGATAAACCTGAAGTCGTAACAGAGGCTGTAGAAACTACAGAGCCTGCGAAAGCTGAAGATACGGGGGATGAAACCGTGGTGATTATCGCAGGGGAATCGCCACCCCAGGAAGAGGAAGAGAAGCAGGCACCCGAATGGGTGCGTAACCTAAGGAAGAACTACCGAGAGTTGCAGCGTGAGAAGCGCGAACTTGAGGAAAGACTCAAAGCGGTTGCACCGGCTACAGAGCAATTTCCTGTTGTCCCCGGCAAGAAACCGACACTTGAGGACTGCGATTATGATTCAGACAGGTTCGAGAACGAACTTGCTGGTTGGTTTGAGCGGAAGCGCCAGTCTGAAGAGGCTGAAGCCAAGCAGAGAGCCAAACAGCAGGAGGAAGCAGAATCTTGGCAGAAGAAGTTGGCAGGCTACAACGAGTCCAAAACCGGGCTCAAAGTTCCTGACTTTCAAGACGCTGAAGAGACTGTTCTTGAAACACTGAATGTGACTCAGCAGGGAATCATCCTTCAGGGTGCTCAGAACCCGGCTGTTGTTGTGTACGCTTTGGGTAAGAACCCAAAGAAAGCAAAGGAACTCGGTGAGATCACTGATCCCGTCAAGTTTGCCTTTGCAGTAGCAAAACTCGAAACCCAACTGACTGTGACATCTCGTAAACAAGCTCCTCCTCCTGAAAAGAAGATTAACGGCAACGGTAGTCTTGATTCGTCCAACGGCCAGTTGGAACGGTTGCGTGAAGAAGCCTCTCGCACTGGAGACTACACCAAAGTCATGGCTTTCAAACGTCAGTTAAAATCTCAGCAATCCTAGTTTATGGCTAATTCATTCAGCAAAGAAGAAAGGGTGGCCTTTGAAAACCTCCTCGAAGGTTTCCAAGACGCACTCGTCCTGTCCCGCAACGTCTCGATCTACAACACGGATCAGACGATGATGGAACGCACCAACAACGTGATCTGGAGGCCCCAGCCCTACATTTCCAAGTCCTACTCGGGCACGGATATGACGAGCAACTTCACGGACTACATCCAGTTGGCTGTCCCCGCGACGATTGGTTTCAACCAGTCTGTGCCGTGGATCATGACCGCGACTGAACTCCGTGACGCTCTTCAAGAACAGCGCCTCGGTGACGCCGCCAAGCAGAAGCTGGCGAGCGACATCAACGTGGCTGTTTTGAACGTCGCTTCCGCCCAGGGAACGCTCGTTGTGAAGCGCCTCGCTGCTGCAACCGGGTTCGACGATGTCGCCCAGTGCGAAGCCATCTTCAACGAGCAGGGGGTCAACTTCGATTCGCGTTATCTCGCGCTCTCGACCCGCGACTACAATGGCATGGCGAACAACCTCGCTGGCCGTCAGACGCTGTCCGGCAAGGCGTTGACCGCTTACGACCGCGCCTACATCGGCCAGGTTGCGAGCTTCGACACGTTCAAGATGGACTACGCGAACCGTATCGGTGTGGCTGCCGGCTCCGGCATCACGATCGACACTCGTGACTCCGCGAACAACTACTACATCCCGAAAGCGATCAGCACGTCCCCGACGACCGCTGAGCGCCTCAACGTGGACAACCGTTACCAGACGATCACCGTGTCCAGCTCCACCGGCGTTGTTGCTGGTGACTGCTTCACGATCGCTGCTGTCAACGCTGTGCATCACATCACCAAGGGTGACACCGGCCAGTTGAAGACCTTCCGCGTTATCAGCGTCCCCGCTGGTGGCACGAGCTTGGTCATCAGCCCTCCGATCATCAGCAATCAGGTGTCGTCCGCTGCCGGTTCTGAGTACCAGAACTGTGTGGTTAACACGAAGGCCTCCAATAGCGCCATTGTGTTCCTCAACACGGCTGCGGCTCCGATCAACTGCTTCTGGCAGAAGGACGCCATCGAAATCCTGCCCGGTCGCTATGCGGTGCCCTCGGACGCCGGCGCGAACGTGATGCGTGCTTCCACCGATCAGGGGATCGAGTTGGTCATGCAGAAGCAGTACGACATCAACACGATGAAGACTCGCTACCGTTTGGACACGCTCTTCGGGGTTGTGAACAAGCAGCCTGAAATGAGCGGGATCATCCTGTTCGGCCAGGTCTAAACAACCCGATTCACAAGGGGAGGGTGGTTGACTCCGCCCTCCCTTTTGTGTATCAGCTTCTTATGCCACTCAAGAAAGGTTATTCACAGAAAACCATCTCCAAAAACATCAGTAAGGAGATGAAGGCTGGTTACCCGCAGAAGCAGGCTGTTGCGATGGCTTTGAGTTCTGCCCGTAAATCTCGTGTTGCCGCTGGAAAACCTGTTGGACGACTCAGGAAATGACTGAATTTCCCTCACTGGTGTACAAGGCTGAAGGGAAGTATCTTCGCCTCAAGGGCACTTACGATTTCATAGGCGTTAAAAACGCTGAAGAACTGGAGCAAAAGCTCAGTGAAGGCTGGTTTGAAAGCCTTGAGGCTGCAATCGAAGCTAAAAACCGCCCAGTGGAGCCTCAGAAGACCATTTCTGAGCCTGTTCCAGATGATTTTGCACCTCCCACCCGTCAAGAACTGGAAACCAAGGCTACAGAGCTTGGAATCAAGTTTGATGGCAGGTACAGTGACAAGAAGATCGCTCAGATGATTGACGAAGCACTAGCCAAGTAACATGAGCTGGACCAAGAAACAGATTATTGAGCAGGCATTCGAGGAAATCGGGCTCGCGTCGTACATTTTCGACCTGACCGCCGATCAACTCGACAGTGCGCTCAGGCGTTTGGATCTCATGGTCGCCTCTTGGCAGGCAAGGAACATTCAGATTGGTTATCCTCTCCCGGTCAGCCCTCAAAACAGCAATATTGATGATCCTATTGAGACATCTCTCACGAACAACGAGGCTCTGGTGCTTAACCTTGCTGTACGTCTTGCTCCCGCCTACGGAAAGTCTTTGTCGCCGGATACGAAAGCTAACGCGAAAATGCTTTACGATCAGCTTCTGATGGAGGCTGCCGCTCCGTTCGAGCAACAGTTTCCGCGCACGCTCCCGCTTGGGGCTGGGTTCAAGCGCACCGATCAGGTTTTCGTCAATGTTCCAGACCTTAACCCGCTTGTGGTCGAAAATAACGACCAGATGCTCTTCAAGAACTCTTAGTCTATGGCTATCGAACGCCTTTCACTGATCGACACGATCACAAGCAGCACCTACTTTGCTGTCAACGTCAACAACCAGGATTACCGCGCTGCCGCTGACACTGTCGCCCAGTACATCCAGTCTCAAGGCGCTGCCGGGGATGGGAAAATCATCCAGTACGCAGGCCCGACATCCACGGGCTTCAGTGTTACCATCACCAACAGCAGTGCCAGTGTTTGGCTGGTGCTCACTCCCAACGCTACGATGGCGGCTGGTACGATCGTTCTCCCTGATGTTGCGAACTGCGTGGAGTCTCAGGAAATCATCGTCAGTTCGTCTCAGACGGTGACGGCTTTGACAATCAACCTGAATGGTGCACTGGGCGTTGGCACTCCTACGACAATCTCCTCTGGAGGCTTCTTCACACTGCGCTTTGAACCAATACTCAAGACTTGGTATCGTGTTGGCTAACTGAATTGACTTATGGGACTCGCCTTTCAACCTGCTTACAGCCTTGGCGTAACAGTTACGCCGAATGTCACATCGCAATCCATCACTCTGGGACTCACTTCTGAATCCTTGGTGTTCACCAACCTCGGTTCGACCGTTGTCTATGTTCGCGTAGGCACTGCGACATCTGGGACGCCTGCGACGACTGCTGGCTATCCCGTGCTCGTGGGCTCCCAAGTGAGCATCGGCAAGGATCAGGACGATGACACGGTTTCCTTCATCTCGCCTGGTGGAGCCT